CATACACTCTGTATGAATTTCTATAGAATAGGTACACACTAAGTGTCCACAAGTGCAACAGTGGCCATTCTGTTTTTTTGTGTACATTATTCAACCCCTGTAATTGATGAATTTCACCCGTTGTATTCCGTACTACATTTTGTGGACACATACAAGTGTCCACAAATTCCCGCCACACATTTTTTCATCTGTTATGTGATTATTTTCATCAAAATGTGTTGACATTCATCACAATGTGCGCTATGATGTTTACAGGTCGAACAACCGAACAACCGAAAAGCACTAATTACAGGCTTTCAACCGTCAACCGTTCAACCGAACACCATAAACAAATAAACAGAAATGAGAATACATGAAAGCACTATATAAAAAAGCACTTGAAATATCACAGATAATAATCACCTGCTTTATCATTTACATAACGCTTGTATTCATAACTGTTTAACATCAATTTATTGCTTTATGGTGTGTCGTGCCTAGTGAATCCGACTCATTAGCCACGATACGCCATAAAGCGGCAACGAAAGGGGCTTTTGCCTTATGGAATCATACAAGAAACTCACCCGCGATCTAATCGAACAAGAGATCGGCGAATATATGACATGGAACGAAGGCGCGACGCGTGCGGACGCTATGAAACACATGGCCGATAATGGGTTCGAAGATCTGTTCGGCAATATGACGGGCTCGCGAACGTGCAACACATACGAAGCGCAAAAATTTATCGACGAATCGGGCGCGATCTGGGACGAAGAAATTATCGACCTATTCGCTGATCTGGGCGACGACTATTTCACCGAAACGCTGAAACGCGGCGCCGAAACGCTCGACGTGGTGATCTGCGAATTAGTGGCGAATGGCGTGCTATACGATATGGCAAGCGCGGAAGGGGTGGAATTATAATGGAATCACCACTATACACCGAAACACTCAACGGGTACACGCTCACGATCGACCACGAACAGTGGGCGGACGACCCGACGAATTGGGGCAATTTCACCGTGAAACACTGGCGCGATTATGACGACGGCACGGGCGAATTGACGATCGACGAATCGAAGTTCGCGGACGGCCGCGCTCACTGGGTGGATAAATACGAACACGGCGGCGCAAGCTATACGCTACACGGCGAAGGCATGAATGATCGCTGGGACACGTCGCGCAAGTGGGGCATAATCGAATTTACTGACGAATACGCCGCGAACGGCGACACGCTCGAAGCTCGACGCGAAATGGCGCGGGGCGATCTGCGCGAATATACCCGCTGGGCGAATGGCGAAGTGCTCGACGTGCGAATCGAAGAGGATGGCGAATGGATCGACGGCAATGGCGGAGTATATGACGATCTCGACGACGCGATTGCAATGGCTCGCGACACTGTTGATCGAATGTCACCGAAGCGCGAATCTGCGCGGGCGCTGACGGCCTCGAAGCTACACATTTAATAATCAACGCCGACGCGGGCGGCTATAATACCCGCGGGAATGGAATTATTATGCGAACGATTAAAATTGACAACCGCGATCTATCATATACGATCGACACCTATGGAATGTTTACGGGCGAATCGGTATACGAAATGGAAGCGGAACACTACCGCGACGAATATAATCTCACTGACGACGAATGGCGCGATCTGGATTTCGACTATGATATGGCCGCGATCACGAAGGCGCTGGCGCTCGAATCTATAAATATAATCTGGGGTGAAATACCGGCCGATATAATCACAAATATCGACCTGATCGACACCGATAGCCCGCGATTTTATAACTACACTACCGATCACTACACGGCCGATTGGACGCTGGACGATCGGGCGCTGCTCGAATATATTCGCGAACACCGCGACGAATTCGCGAAATTCGCGGCCGATGAATGGCCTGATCTACACGCGTATGATCTGGACGCTGACGACTGTATCGAAGCGGGCGATCTGATCGTCGCGATGATCGACTACTACACACGCGAACACCTCGACGCCGATAGCTACAATATGGCTATGTGGGAACGCGAAACAGAGGTATATATGGAACACATGACGCTCGCGCCGCAATCGCAAGCGCTGATCGACGAACGCGCCGCCACCCGCGAAGCGGCCACCACGCCCCTCGCTGACGCTGACACCATAACAGGGCGCGGGGAATAGTTATGGCCGATCAACTATATACCATACATTGTATGCAAGGGGCGCCGCTATCATCGTGGAGTGAAGCGGCGACCGAAACTGAAATACTCGACCGGTACTACGAACAGTTTATCGACCAAGCGGACGACGAAGCTGATCGGAACCTGAAACGATCGGAGTTTACGCGCGACCTATTCGAATCAATATGGGAATGTGCGCTGATCGAAGCATAAAAATTATACGGCGGGACTGTACCTTGGTCGGGCAGTTCAAACGATATGGCTACAATACTACGCCCGCCGGACACACCTTATATAAAATACTGGCGATCACTCGCTGGCCGCTAGTACCATATATAAAAACAGTCATTGATCGGAGGGCGACTATGACAACACTATCAATATCAATATATCAACCGCGATCGAAGCGGCATATCATACCGGTTCGAATCATACCACCGGCGGCGAAAGTCCAACGCGACAGGGCGCGGAAGGCGGCCTATAATGAAATGCGCGAAGGCGTGGCGGCGATCCGGCGGGGCGCGAAGGCGTGGCGCAAGGCGGGGCTCGAATATAAATTAAGTAAAATGTGAAGGGAACAATATGGCGAAACGAAAAACATCACTCGGAACTTGGGCGGTTGTCATTGCGATCATAGTGATTAGCGTGGCAAGCGCGGCATATCAGTCGAATCGGAAGGCTGAAGTCCGGCGCGAAATTGACGCGAAATATCCGACATCTATCAATAATAATAGCGACCAGAGCTGGCGCAACTAACGAAGGGAACGGCCATGATCGAACTATTTCCATACCAGAAAAAATACCTATCCGATCTACCTCGACGGGCGATTATGGCCGCCGACACTGGAACAGGTAAAACGTTTATGGCGCTCGCGCACTATGAAAAACACGCGAACGGCCAACCACTGCTCATCCTCGCGCCGGCCTCGAAGGTTCGAACGCGCGACTGGGAACGCGACATCGAAGAGTGGTTCGAAGGGCGTGTCCCGCCGCACTACGAAGTGTATAGCTATGAAAAATTCAGCCGGAATCCGACATTGGCGCAATTCAATAAGGGTTCACGGGCGCTATGGCATAAGGCCGCGCCACACTACGGCGGGAAGCAATACGCCGTTATTGCGGACGAAGTTCACAAAGCAAAAAATTCACAAAGCAACACCGGTAAGGCACTATATTGGGCTGCGAAAGACGCCGACTTTTTTATCGGATTGTCGGCGACTCCTCTGCCGAACGGGTGGATCGACTTTACGAATTATATGAAAGTTTTTGGACTCGTCCGCAATATCACGGAATTCAAAAAACGTTATACCAACTACGTCACATATAAGGGGTTTCCGGAACTCAAAAACTACTGGCACGAAGATGAAATGGCGCGGTACTGGCAAGGGATGAGCAAGCGGCTCACGAAGGCTCAAGCGATCGAACTGCCGGATCGGACGTTTAAGGGCGTGGACTTTACTCGACCGACCGAATATGTTCAGACAATTCTAACTCGGAAGGGCGCGGACGGTAAGGAACTCGACAACCCATCAGCACTCGCGCACGCACTCCGACAGACACTCGTGAAGCCGAAAATGGCCTACCTCGAAGATCTGATCGAAGCGACTAGCGATAATCTAGTTATATTCTATAACTACGAAGTGGAACGCGATGCGATTGTCGCGCTGCATAAGAAGAAATTCAAGGCGCGACGATTGATCGAACAAAATGGTCATAAGCACGAAGTACCACCGAAGAGTGAGTGGGCGAATATCGAACGAAGTATCACGCTCGCGCACTACAAGTCCGGCTCGACCGGCGTCGAAATGACATACGCCACCACCGTTGTATATTTCAGTCCGACATATAGTTTTGCCGAATATATACAGTCAGTCGGCCGGGTGTACCGCCACGGACAGAAAAGTAAGACGACCTTTTACAATTTCCGCACGCCGAACTCGATCGAAGAGGATATATACGACTGTCTACGCGGCAAAAATAATTTTCAAGCAACTCAATGGAAGGTGAAATAATGTGCTGGCATCGCTATAGATACATAGGGCTTATCGCAGCCCATTATTGGAAAGGCGGGGTCGCTGGAGGCATAAGAGCTGTCCGACACGTTCACGCAAAGCAATGCGAAAAATGTGGAAAACTAAAGGAGACAAAATCATGAAAGTAGTTATCGACGCACAATATGGAGGTTTTGGTATATCAGTGAGGTTCAGGTAATGCACAGGGGCAAAGCTATTCAACCGGACAGGGACTGCGAATATTGCGGCAAGCAATTACCCGCGCTGCGACATCCGAAAGCAGAATACTGCGATACGATATGTCGCGGCCGGGCTCGATACGCTCGCGATAATGACAAGCCGGGGATCAAATGTCTGGACTGCGGCAGAATATTCAGGCGCGTCGGAAGTCACGTTGTACAAGCGCACGGGTATGAAAGCACCCTCGAATATAGGCGCGAGCACGGCCTGATGGCGCGTGAGACCCGGGTGGATGAGCACGCGGCAAATATGCGCTCGAAGGTCACAGCGCTCGGCAATCTCGGCCACGGGGCTGAGCGGCGATATAAAAAAGGCGGCGATCACGGCGAAAAAGTAAAAGAGTTCTGGCAAAACCGTGAGCAAAAATTAGGATCACGCAAGCGCAAATTCAAAGAATTAGGAGGAAATTAGGATATGGAACAAGCACCAGAAGAAATGACACTAGCCGACCTCGATGTGTTGGTTATGCCAAATGGCGAAATACTATGCGTCGGAATATCAATCGGGTATGTCGATCAGCTCGGCAAGCGACTACATAATTTTAAGAGTGCGATCAACGGCAAGCCGGTTGATGAGCGGGGAAATGAAATATGATAATTTATTGCATGGTCTGCGAAGAGGAAGTCGAAGCTCGGCTCACGAACGGCGCTGAGCGCTACCCGCACCGGCCTGATCTGGCCGACATACCGCAATATACGCACGACGCGTGTGGCACATGGGTTGGCACTCACCATAAATCGTCAAGCCCACTCAAACCGCTTGGAATACTGGCTACGAAGGAAATGTTCGACTACCGAAGCCTGATCCACCACATGATTGATATGCTCTGGAAGAATAAGCACATGACTCGCGGACAAGTCTACGGCTTTATGAGTCGGGAGCTTGGGTACGTTTACCACACCGGCGAAATCCGGACTATAGAGGAGGCGAAGCGAGTTGTCCACATAGCGACAAAATTGCAGAAAAAAGTCATTGCAAATATTGATAATAAGGAGCATAATCAAACACAGTTAATCAAGCAAAGTGAGGAGCTATCAGATGGCGTGGCATGACGCATTAGCCAAAAAAATTACCGTGGATGAATATTATATTCATTGGGGTGGGATGCAATTTAAGGTACGATACGTCACCCATAATGGGTTCACCTATATCGAATCGCTACCGGACAGTAAGCGATCCCGCGACTTCGAAGAGTGGTTGCATCTCCGGAGTGATCTGAACACCCGATACGACCGCCCGCATCACTGGCAGCCCATTATATTCAATCGGGATAAGAAGATCGTTGAATGGGCGGTTAAGGCGGTGGAGGAAGCATATAATCAATACCACCAAACGAACATCAAGGCGAAAAGAAAGGAGTAATATGGCGAAAAATCAGAACAGCGAAACCCGCACGACGATAAATTTATCCGTCCCCGCTGATATGAAGCAGTGGCTCGAAGAAAAAGCGGCCGAAGCTGAAACTGCGGTTGCACCGATTGTACGAATCATTATCCGCAAAGCAATGAACGAAAAGGAGGAATAGAGTGGGAGTGCATATACCAGTAAAATCAGACGACGAGCCTCAGAGCGTCGTAGTTAGGACAAAGTGATGGCATCACGACAGCAAATGCAAATGAATAAGCACCTTCGTTCCCGGGCGAAACAACCGATCGAGACGAAGAGCCGAATGAAAAGAAACCGTAAGCGCAATTATATAAAGGAGCTACAAGATGGCAGAAGCTAAAAAATACGACAAATTGTTCTCCGTCGAAGACTACGATAAAGATGCGGCTGAGCAATTAGCCGATGCAACCAACGAACTTCGCGAAGTTATGTCCCGGGCGCAATACCTCGAAGAACTGATCCGCGAAAACAAGAAGTTGCACATCTTCATCTGGACTACCGCCGACGGTGAAACCCGAGCGATCCACAACCTCGAAGACGACCACCTTAAAAATATCTTGCAGTGGCAAATCAACCACGGCCAGACTATCAACAAGGGTCTCAAGTCAGAGGCACGCAAGCGAAACATTGACATCCCTGATCGACGAGCTATTATCGACCGCGACGCAGTTCGCCGCCTCGGTTACGACGACATGGGTGAAGTATGGGAGGCATTGCAAGATGGCAGTTCAAATCGTTAAAGCACAACCACAAGCACCTTCAAAATTTCTTATCATCGGTGAGCCCTTCTCGGGTAAAACGACATTGGCGGCGAAGGCACCTGCGCCCCTATTCGTTAGCACCGACGGCAACGCGGCCAAATCCGGTCTCGATGCCGTCAACGTCAAAAGCGTAAGCGATGTTATGGAAGCGATCACGCTGGGAATTAAAAGCGACGACTACAAAACGATCGTGCTCGACACTATCGAAGGTATCGTCGATATAATGACTAAAGAGATCATTGCCGACTACAATAAAATGAACCCTGCGATGCCCGTTAAGGCGCTCACAGACGTTTCATACGGTAAGTTGACCGGACAGCTCAATGCGAAGGTTCAGTCGTTCGCAGAGGCTCTGGCGACCGTCAAAAAGAACGTTATCATCCTCAGCTACTCGAAGCGTCAAATGGACGAAATGAGTGGCGCGATGATACTGGCTTCGGAGCTCAAGAATATCCGCCTTATCACCCGCTTCATGGACGCTCAGGTGCTCACTCACTATGATGGTGAAAAGTACCGCGCAAATATCATTAGCAAGCGTGAGATAATGGCTGGTGAGGTCGATCTCGGGGAAATTGAATCGTTCCTCGGAGCAATCGGATGGGCACTGCCAAAGAAGAAAACTAAACTAGGAGGAGGAAAACGATAATGTGGATCGCACGTTATGAATGGGACGCTCTGAGAGCTCAAGTCGCACGACTCGAACGACAGAACGAGACTCACGCAAA